TTCTACAATCTAAAGCTTACTGAAGACGCCAAAGCAAGGACTGTGTGCTTTGTTCAGAAGGATCAACCCGTTTGGGTAGGAAAATCTAAATGAGATTCACAGAAAAACTCAGAATGTATTGGGATGATTTGTTCTACCCTGCATTGGTGGAGCGTTTGGAAACTGATTTGCTTATGGCGCGGTCTGATATTCAGCAAATGAAACTAGACAAAGACGCAACGATTGCCGAATTAAGAGCAGAGAAAGCCCAGCTATCCGCCAAGTGCATGCTTTACGAGTCGAACATAAATCTAAGAGTAGGCATAAGCCCAGCAAGTAAAAGGCTGGAACTTCCTCACTTCGCAGATTTCAGTTCCCCGCCGCCAAAAACGCGCTGGCAAATGGAAAGCGATGCACACGACGCGAGAATGGCTAAGGAACGAGAAGAGGAAGACGCAGCGAAAGCAAAGGCTGCAAAAGGAGTGTAACGTGGCAGAGAAAGATGAAGAAAAACTTGGCGAGATTTGCCATGTGGAAATTTGTTGCGTTGAAAATGGCTACAAGATTAGTTGCCACTACGAAGCGGAGCAATCACTAAGTAGCCGCGCTGGATGGGTTCCGCCGATGCCGGGGGAATGCAAGACTACGTTGAGAAAACCAAGGCCGCTGTCATTGAACGGCTGAAGAAAGTTCTATAAAATCGGCAAAGCCGAAGAGGAGTAACAATGTTTCAAGCCAAAGATGGTAAGAAGTTCGGATCGTCCTTTGCTGGTAAGAACTACGACGAAAAGCACAGTTCTGATGGCATGCACAAAATGGGTGAAGCATCCGAAGAGGCCAACGAATCCCCTGAAGTAGAACAGGAAGAACAGAAGCAGGGCGAGGAACCAAAAGAGGAAAATGAAGACACAGTGCATCCCGTTGTGGCAGAGCATGGCAAGGCGCACACCGTACACATCAAACACCACGAGGGCGGAAAGAGCCATGTGATGTCGCACCACCCGGACGGCCACACCAACATGAGTGAGCACGAGAAACCAGAGGATGCGCACATGGAAGGGCGTAAACTGGCAGGCGTGCCTGCGGATGGACAAGCACTAGAACATGATAGCCCGTATCACCAGGGCAAGGCGCAAGCTGGGGCATCGAGCGAGGAAGATGGCTTTGAGATGCCCGACCTAGTCTAAAGGAGACACCATGGCGTCAATTTCTCAAGATGGAAAACAGGTCTTTGTAGGAGACCAAGTAAGCATTACGGCACTAGTCGTCTCTACAGCACCCTTTGGTGCGACTGTGCCCAGTTCGCTTGCCATGGTTACCGTGGAGACTGCTTGGTTACCGACTACGTTCGTCGCACAGGCGAATGACATGAATGCAGTGGAGCAGTTTGCAGATGCAAATCACCCGGCGTTATCATTCAATGGTGGTAAGCAATTTGGAGCAAAAGGCGATCAGGTCACTGTGCTCGGCACATGCACAGCAATCAGTGGCACAGGCGACTCGGCATTGCTCACAGTCACACTCGTGACTTCGGGCTTAGTAATTACAGTGCCAGCAGGCGCAGTTCGCAACGCAGCCGCCTATGGTGGGAGCCAGTAGCCATGCCCTTCCAATCGAAAGCACAGCAAGGCTTCTTGTACGCACATCCCGAGAAGATCGGCGGCAAGAAGAAGTTGGCAGAGTGGTCTGCTGCTACGGACTTCAAGCACCTGCCAGAGAAGAAAGCCTCAGGCTTGGGCAGGAAGAAAAATGGCTAAAACAATTTTTTCCATAATCAAAGAACCTAAGACTGGGTACATGTCTCATCATCCCGGCAGCAGTGAGCACTGCTTCAATTGCATAAATTTTGTGAAGGAAGAGGACGGATGCAAAGGACCGAAGATGAAAGAGCTTTCGGAACGCCCTAAGTTGCCGAACGGAGACGTAAAGGTACACCCTGTGGCGTACTGCCGTTTCTGGGAGGAAAAGTAAATGGCTACAGGAATGGGACGCAAGAAGAAAAGTAACCTATTAGACCCTCAAGGGCCTGCAGCACCTGCATCGACTCCTTCTACTAATTCTACTTCAATGCCTTCTTGGATGAGCGGTGAAAGCCCCACACCTTCTCCCCGAAAGAAAAAGATGCGCATCGACAGTGGTGGTCAACTGAGTCGCAACTCAATGAGGATGGCTTAGTATGGCCCTAGGATTAGCACGACCAAAGTCAAAACTGCCTAACCCTTCTACGAACTTCAAGTCATCGGGAAAGCAGGATTATCTTGCGGAGGCAATGAATGCCCCATCGCATAAGAAGGACAAATTGCCATGGCAACAGGCTTAGGAAGAACCAAATTGGACCCATCTCCGCAGCAGGCTCCAATGTCTAAGAAGGACCAAAACCCATCGTCTTTCAAACGGGTGATCATGGGAATTCGCAAGGGAAGCAACGCACAGGCTACGGGAAAGCATCCGAGCGGAAAAAGCGTTTACTAAGGGGACGTTATGGCGATAGGACACAAGGCGCACAAGATTCAGCACGTAAGTCTTGGTTCAAAAGGAAGCTTCAACGTGCATAGAGGTAAGTTGCACCGCGCTCTAGGGATTCCTGAAAGTGAAAAAATCCCAGCATCTGCTAAGGAACCGCATTCTGGAGACAGTTCAGAAATGGCGCACATGCGAGCAAGCGCAAAGGGTTTTTCCAAGATGAAGAAGTAAGCAATGAGGAGAGTGTATGGCCGCAGAAGATGTAGTGCCGCAAGATAAAGGTGCAGGAAGCAAACTAGGTGGCCAAGACTCTCAAAATGAAGACCCAAACGAGAGTCCCCTGGGGGTCTACGCGGGTTTTCCATATAGCCCTGAACCGTTTGCACAGTTAAGCGAAGAAGCAAAAGGGGCGCTCATACAGTTAGACAAGATCGCCACACAGACAGACACCTACGCACGTAGAATGGAAGTAGAACAAGCATGGGAAGCTCTGCACTTTGAGCGTGGATACCAACACTTGCTACGCGGTAAGCGTGGCGGATGGGTTTTGCCTAATCAAGGATCAGAGTGGGGAGCGTCTGGTCAGAAGACTAGCAGCACCACCTATGACACAAACGTGTACGGACCCAAAGGCGACATTATCGTTGCCGCGTTGTCACGAGAGGTTCCTAAGGTTGAGTTCTTCCCAGCAAACCCAGATTACGGTCCAGACCAAGTAGCGTCAGAGGAAGCCGATAGGTTCAAAGATATTTGGGCAAGAAACAATAACCTTCATGCACTCCTTGTGGATTGCTCTCGCATGTTCTGGAACGAAGGCCGAGTCCTTATGTGGACTCGCTACGAACTCAACGGACAGAAATATGGATTCGAAGGAGACGTTAAGGCACCTACTGTACCGGAAGACGAGCAAAATCCACCTGATGGCACGCCAACTGGGCAGACTGCTTTGGATGAAGTGCTGGGCCTTGAAACGTCTGAAGAGAAAACCTCAGGCGATGTAGAAGATTTACTAAACGCCGCAGGGTCAGAAAGTGAAGATAAAAAACCTTTAGGTCGGGAAGTCACAACCTGTCACGGAAAACTTGATCACAAGGTTCCGATTGCTATCGATGATTTTCACGACATGCCGTTCGTGCAACTTTCCCTTGACTTGGACGTATCCACAGCACGAGGAATGTTCCCATGGATTGCAGACAAGATTAACCCCGGTACCGATGGAATGTCGGAGACGCAACTTGACCGCATCGCACGTGAAAACGTGAGACAGGCGGTACTCGGTGCGTACGTCACTGGAGACTCGTTGGAACGGCACACCACTGTGAAGTTTACATGGTTCCGTCCCTCTATGTTTTTAGATCAAGGCGTAAGCGATGAAGCTAAAGCAGAGCTGCTGGAAGTGTTCCCCAACGGAGCACTACTTGCACGCGCAGGGGCAGAATTTGCATTTGCTAGAAACGAGAGCATGGATGATCACTTAGTGATCGGGCATCCTCTCCCCGGTAAAGGACAGAACAGACGTACACTAGGTTCCGCACTCATCTCCATTCAGAAGCGTATAAATGACTGGGTGGACTTGCTGGATGATTTCTTCAAACGAACCGTCCCCAAGAAGTGGATGAACGCTGAAGCTTTCGATATGGAAGCCGTAAAGAACGAGCCAAACGTCCCCGGTAGCATCGGGCCGTTCCAAGTTCAACCCGGACTGACAACGATGGATCAGTACGTATTTGTAGAGCCGACTCCGCAGCCACAACCTGCGCTGCCCGACTTCATCAAATGGTTCATTACGAACTTGTCGGAGGAAATATCAGGAGCACTACCTTCTTTGTTCGGTGCGGCTACGGGGGAACAAACTGTAGGCAACCCACAGATTCAAAGAGACCAAGCATTGCAACGCATCGGATGTCCATGGAATAACATTCAGGACATGTTTGCTGCGGCTGCAGAACAGGCTGTTCGTTGCGCAGCCGAATGTAGAGATGGCAAGGAAATCAAACAGAACATACCCGGACGTGGCAACTTAACGGTCAACACCGCAAACTTGCTCGCTGGTAAGGTTTTGTGTTATGCTGAATCGAACCCAGCATTTCCCGAATCTTGGCAGCAGAAAGAAGCCAAAATAGAGAACATGATTTCCATGAGTGCGTCTAATCCGTTATTGGCCCAGTGGTTCTTAGGTCCGTCAAACTTGGCGGAAGTAGCCAGCGGTTTGCGCATGAAGAAGTTCAAAGTAGTAGGTGCCACATCGGTCACCAAGCAGCGCAACGAATTTGAGTTGTTGTTGCGTAAAGGTCCGATGGACAATCCGCAGTTCTTGAACATGCAATCCGCTATGCAGAAAGCACAGGCGGGAGTACAGCAAGCGCAAGTGACGGGGCAACAAGTTCCGCCTGAAGCGCAAGCAATGATGGCTCAGGTACAGCAGGCAATACAGGCTACGCCTCCGCAAATCAGTACGATTCAAGTTGCACAAGACGAAAGCGAAAACCACATAGTCGAGGCGAACGAGTGCTTCGAGTGGATGAATGATACCGATGGTCAGAAGTTTAAGAGTGGAACACCCGAGCAGCAAGCAGGGTATGCAAACGTACACCTGCACTGGCAAGCACACGTTGCTATGGCAAAGAAGATCATGGCAGCTAATAAACCACCGGAGAAACCACCTAGTGAGAGCTTTTCGGCTGACGTTTCAAAGATGCCACCGGAAGTTGCTACGCAGATGCTCGCTAAGATGGGCATACAAAGTACCCCCGCTGTATTCCAACAGCAAGCGGACACTGCTCTTCAGCATAAGGTGGCTGGGAAAGCAATTCCCGAAGCCTTGAAGCAACCAAATGAACCAGCAAGACCGAACACACAACCAGCACCTGCACCCGGAGCAGAACAACCCCGTCAACTGAGGAGATAACATGGCTAAGACCCTGGTAGGTTTATTGCAACGCCATGGGGATACAGAGGCCAACGAAGCCAATGTGTTCAGGAGTAGACTTGATCCTCCTCTGAATAACGAGGGAATAAAGCAAGCCGAGGCTGCGGCAAAGAGTATTGCGAAGATGAAGGGGATGAAGATCAAGAAGATCGTATCATCCCCCATGCTTCGCGCTCTGCAAACCGCCGATATAATCAGTGAGGAATTGGGACTAAAAACAGTTCAAGATCGGGGTTTGATATCCTGGAATTTAGGATTCTTGACAGGCATGGACAAGGACAAGTACAAAGATGTTCTGGACTTGTACATTGACAACCCAAAGGTACCAGTACCAGATGGGGAATCCCTGGACGATTTGGAAACTCGCTTGGAAGAATTCATGGATGAAGAACTCAGAACAGAAGGCACTATCTACGTGACCCACAATTCCAACTGTGTGACCATCGAAAACCTTATCAGGGGCAATAAAGATGGAAGACCAGAAAGCGGTGAGAAAAGTGTGGAGCCTGGAGGTACCATTGGAATATACGTGGATGATAACGGGACTTACAGTACCGAAGTTCTGTTTGGAGTCGAAGACAAAGCAGCCTTCGTCTCCTAAGTATCCTGGATGGTGGGAAGATGCATCATTCTTCAGAGACTCAGAATAAACTCAGAAAAGGACTCAAATGGCAGACGCATTAGTTGATTTTGCATCCCTAGATTCAGCAGTGGATGCGCCCGTAGTAGACTTAGCAGTAACTGAACCAGTTGTAGACGCACCCGTTGACGCACCTGTTGTAGATGAACCTGCGGCACCGGAGGCTGGTAAGGAAACCGAAACCCACAACGTAGATGGCTCAGAAAAATCTGATGAAGAAAAAGCCACATTCAAGACTGCCGCAGCAAAGGCAGAGTCTGATAAGGCAATTGATACCAAGGCTACACCCGAGAACGTTCGCAAAGGTCTCAAAGCATTCCGCGATGCAGACCCCGCTAAGAACGGTGCGATTGTTAAGGAACTTCATGGCGCGTACGAGCGGTTCAA